GTCGGTCCTTTCGGACCTTTGGCACAGGTCGCGCCCTCCACGCGGCGCATCAAGAGTAGACATGTCAATGAACCCACTTCTGACGCAACAGGCATAAGGCCTGTTTTACTACCCAATAGTATGGTGATGATTTAGATGAAGACAAAACAAGCTAAACATATAAAATTGGGTAACTGCGCGGGACAAAACACCTATTCCCCAATAGGATAGTCCCGATCATTCATTGACACATCCACAGATGATGCCCAAACGCCTCAACTAGACGGCCGTGTCAGGGCCGTCTTTCGGAGGTGAGCTTAAGTCAAGCCGACATGCGCCCTCATGTGGTGCATGTGCTGCTCGATAATGGCGATAGTAACTTGACAAGTCGCCAAATGTGAGCTCACACTTGAGACATCGGAAGTTTGGGTGATCGCTGAGTGGAGTAGCACCGCAAGCTGACTCTTGAGCACGTTGTTGCTGTTCGTGCATTGCATACATATGCTGTCTGATTGAGGACTTCTTTGATACGACAAAGACATCTTCTTTGCAGAGTGGACACTGTTTGTAAGGCATGGTGCGTGGAACGGGGATTCCCTAAATGCCAACCGGGTCAGTGCCAACAGCATAATCCCATAGCCAAGGCGATCTTACTTCAAGTGGGACGTCTCGAATTCCGTCACCAATATTAAAACGAAGTAAGCGCTCCTCTATGGCAATCTGCTCGTTGGCGCTGACACCGAAAGCTTGTTGAAAGGAATTTCTTGTCTCAGTCGTTATCGGAACACCCTTAAGGTTTCCAATGCGCACATGTTCTTTTGCGACACGATACCAGATATCCTGTTGGAATATGTCGGCGTTCAACTTGCCTCGCTTGCACAATTGTAGTGCAAAAGTTTGCAATATTGGAACACCACTATAAAGTGCCAAAAGGCACTGCCCAACAGAAAACCCCATATCATATCTAGTGCGCTTCTCATGCCAGTATCTAACACCGGCAGCGGAGCAACTGAGCACCTTTCTCCAGTTGGCGACAAATCTCACAACACCGTTCACATTTACGGGTCTAGTTTGGCACCATTCCACCTCTTCTAAACAGTGGGCCACATTTTCGATCTTAAGTTCGTGGCCAAAAGTGAGGAATATAGATGGAAATGTATCCCTCACAATTTTCTCTAACTCTGCCTCCACAATCAGCATGGCGTCATCACCATCATCTAGTATTTCATACTTCTTGATACCAAGTATCTG